GTGTCGGGCCACGCGTGACGTAGGGGGGGGTCTAGGAGACTCCTTAGAGGGGGTATTTGGGCCGTTTTCATCGCTTGGGCGTGGCAGGGGGCAGGGGGCTAGGCGCCTTATTCTTGCCGCGTCTGGCATTCACGTGAGGAAATAATCCGCACGCGTCTGAGTTCACGGTGCGCTGGATTTCCTTCGCCCTGGCACGCATCCAGAAGTGAGAGCGGCCATACATCTTCCCGATCAGGCGAGACGACAGACAGCCGGGCAGACTCAGCGCCCAGCGGATGAGCTCGACGTGTCGACGGAAGGCGAAGTTGTCGGTGCAGGCCAGCGCATCCATGAAGCCCTTGAGCATGACGCCGACATGATCGCGGGAGATGAACGCATCGACCTCTTCGCGTCTGCCGATGTCAGTCGGGTTGAACGCCCAGTCAGGATGATTGGCGTCGATGTTGAACACGTGCCGAGGTTGCGCCATCTCAGCGTAAGGCAGCACGCCGTTCTCTCGCATCTTCTCCTGGACCTTCTTCGGCTGGGCAAAGAACCAAGCGTCAAACGACTTGGCCTCCTTAGCCGGAGCCGTCAGGTCGTTGAGCCTAGCGCGTGTCACGCGTCACAGCGTCAACTATCTTGACGGCGGGGCAAGTGGCAAAGATTAAGCCTCATGCTTTGAGAAGTCGTTTAGCCAATGCTTGCGTTGGTCGAACAGGTAATGGTTACGCTTAAGCCATCCAAAGAAAGACTTGGGCGTGCACATAAGCTGATCGGGATTCTCGTCGATGGCTTTCTTGCAAAGGACAAGCACCATGCCTTTGCGTATTTTCCTAGGCCATTCTCGGATAATGGCTTCGCGCCTGGGGATGTATTCAGCGTTCCACTTCAGGAACTCTTCGATGAACTCAAGTGTGATGCGCTCAGGCTTCATCCTTTCGATATACCACAAACGCCTGTATTCATTGTATGGTTGCGGATAGCGTTCATAGAGTTCGTCGAGATACTCCAACTCTTCCTCTGACCATTCGTCGGGATGTATCATAGTTTGAAATACATATTCTCCCAAAGCATCGTCGAGTCGTCGAACTTGACGTAGCCGTAACGGATCATGGTCTTCACGTAGGACTCGGTCTTAGCCGTGTCGCCCTCGGCCCGGTCACGGTCAATCATCCGGCGTAGTTGTTCGCGGCTGAAGTGCGAAGGGCACTTGGCTAGCCACTGTCTCATCCAAAGCCTGTGTTCGTCATGCTTGGCAGAGATGGCCTTGCGGCCTAGCTCGGCGAGTTTGAGCATCCTGGCACGATTGGACGCCCACATATCGCGGTAACGTTCCTTGGCCTTGATGATCTCGGCTTTGTTCAGGCGCCTAGGACGGCGCGGTTTTGTCGGGTTATTCATGGTGGTGGAAATGTATCCCTGTATCTTGCCTCTAGACCCAGACCTAGGCCGGCGTCAGCCAAGGCCGTAGGGACTGGGTGAGGGGGACTGCATCTTGTATTTGTCCCCCTCTAACGGTTTGATAAAGGGTTTGTTAAAGTGGTGTGTAGTAGGCTGTCCATTAGCCTGTCATCGATTTATCCAAAGTCAAGCCTAGGATGGCCTAGGCGGTCTTTTGTGGCCTTATGGCTGTCCTCGGTCTTACGACAGACCCAAACGCCTTGGCGACCCCTTGGCGGGTCTGGAATCGGCATCCCTGCTGGACACTTCGGACGCAATCTCGGAGGGGGGCTGGCTGTATTCCCAGCGGATGACCCCCTTCTCGGCGGCGTGGCGGATGTAAATCTCCCCCTTGAACTGGTTCGCGTGGTCCTTGAGGCCGGCACGGCCACGGCGCTTGGTCAGGCCAAACTTGTAGATCGGCTCCTCGCCCTGGCATCGGAAGAGGACGGCGACCTCGCGGAACCAGTTGGTGAACTCGGAGGAACCTAGGCCCGCGTAGGCTAGGTCGGCGACGGTGTGGCCTTCCTTGTCGGAGGCGGCCTTGGGCTTGCCGGTGTGGTGCATGGCCACGAGGACGGCGCCTGTCTCAAGGAGGATGGGGGCGAGGTCATGGCGCAGGAACTTGGACGCCTGCTCCTGATCGGAGACGTCGATGCCCGCGAAGGACAGCAGAGGGTCGACGAAGACGATGTCGGCTTTGTGCTCGACGATGAGGTCACGCAGGGCGGAGGTGAAGGTCGTGCCGGTGCTCACGGTGTCGCGGAAGATGGCGAGGTGTTCCCGCAGCTGAGAGCGTTCGTCGCTGTCGAGGTATGCCCCGGCGATGACGTCTTGCAAGGCCTCGGAGATGTCGCCCGCGTCATTCTCAGCCTGGAGCACGATGGCACGAAGGGGCTTGGCGGGCTTGATGCCGAAGAAGTCCTTGCCGATGCACCAGTGGACGGCGGCCTGCATCATCAGGGAGGACTTGCCCGTGCCGGACTGTCCGACGATCAAGAGGGAGCCGCCCTTGCAGAGCCAGCGGTGGTTGCCGAGGATGCAGGAGGGGTCTTCCTTACGCTCGAAGGATAGCAGCGCGTCGAAGTCCATGCGCTGCGGGCCGTGCTTTGCCTTCCGACCCTTGCGCGTCTCGGCGATGGTGGCATAATGGTCGAGCAGGGTGTCGGGGTCGGTGGCCTGTTCGGCGGCGACGAGGGCACGGCGGAGGATGGCCGCGTCCGCGATCATGTCGGCGTGCTCTAGGCGGAAGGCCGCTTGGCCTGCGTCACTGACTAGGAGCGAGACGGTGGCCTCGGTCACCGGGCTGTTGACCTGGCGTAAGCGCTGGCTGACCGTCAGCTCGTCAGGGGCGATGCCATCGACTGCCAGCGAAAGCATGGCGGCGGCGATGTCTTGATGGGCTGGCTCGAAGAAGTCTGAAGGCTGGAGGTCGCCCGGTAGGTGGGCGGCTTCGCGTAGGAGGACGCCGAGCAGGTGGCGTTCCGCGGCGACGTTATTCGGCGGGATCATGGAAGAGAGGGTTGGGGTTTGTGGGCGTGGGTGCCCGTGGTCAAGATGCTTTGCGTAGGATGCGGTCGAGGTCGGCCTTGCGGTAGTAGGGGACGCTCCGAGGGTTGCGGAGGATGCGGACAGGGAGGGCCATGCCGTCGATGCGGTATTGCACGCCGCGGACGGTGCGCCGGTGCTTGTGCGCATACTCGGAGAGGGTGACCCATCCCTTGGGGGCCTTGAACTTGTCGAGGGCTTCAGCTGCGGCCTTGGCGGCGGGCCAAGACTTGAACCTGGGCGACAAGCGATAGATGAAGCGGCCTCGGCGGATGGTCTTCTGTTCGGCGTAGCCTGCCTTGACGATGCGGGCGAGCGGCAGTGAGACACCGGCCCGCGTCGTATAGCCTAGGAGGCGGACGACCTCCGTGGTCTTGTGCCAGCCTTCAGGTGTGTCGTCTGCGTTGATCGCGGCGACGAGGGCGTGGGCGTCGAAGCGCTTCATCGGGCCTTCGGGGTGAAGACCTTGAGGTCAGTTGTCCAGACCCAGCGGGAGCCGACGCGGTGCACGAGCCAGACCTTCCAGTCCTTGCCGTCGACCCAGCCGGCGGCGAAGCCTGACCCCCACCGGCTTGTCGCCAGTCTGTGCGACGCGTAGGCCATGGCGTCCTTCTGGCAGAGACAGCCAGCAGAGAACGCGGCGCCGCCTTCGGCCTTGGTCAGGTTGACCTGGGCAAGCGTGTGCGTGTGTCCGTGGATCAGAGCGCCTCCGCGGTCGGCGTAGTGCTTGCCCTGCTCGGCGGTGGCGTTCAGGCCGTGGGCGTAGCCGTGGATGAAGGCGACCTGACCGAGTCGGTATACGCCCTTCTCGGCGTGGTAGGGGAGGATGGTCTTGGCTCCGCAGCTCTTCGCGGCGGTCTTGATGCGGGCCTCGAGGTCGGCGCAGTAGTCACGGACCAGGGCGGAGCCGGAGGTATGCTGGAGGGCTTGGGCGCGGTGCTCGTGATTGCCCATCAGGTAGACGGTGGGCTTGGTGCGCTCAAGGAAGGCTTCGCCGGCCTCGATGTCGGAGATGAGGGACTCGGCGCCTTCGGCATCCTGCCCGGCCCCACGGCGCAGAGATCGGAAGTCAAAGCAGTCGCCGAGGTGGACGCGCACGGTCGGCTTGTAGTCCTTGATGAACTCGACCAGGGCCTCGACGGCGTTCTCGTCAGCCATGTCGCCGTGGTTGTCACCGAAGGCGACGAAGCGGGTAGGGGTGCTCATTAGCGGACGTTGATGTAAGGGATGGGCTTCCCGGCGTCGAAGGCCGCGAGCATCTCGTCACGGCGCTTGCGGGCGGTCTCGAGGTCGCTGGCGATGTTCTCGACGATGTCCTTGCCGCGGCGACGCAGGCGGAACCAATAGCAGTCGCCAAGCTTCTGGAGGTGGTGGTTCGGGTTCTCGGTCTTGATGAAGGCGGGGCGGTCGTTGCGCCCGGTGCGGGTATACTTCGGGCAAGCCAGCAGGAAGGCTACGCGGTCGGGGGACAGGCCGACCTTGTTCGCCCAGCGAAGCGTCTCGGGGTTCATAGTTTCCATGAGCGGGCGAGGTTGCGGCCTTCGGTCATGATCGCGTTACGCGAGGACGGCCTGAAGATATACTCCTGGTCGAACAGGTGGGACGCCCGTATCTCGGCGATGCTGTCCAGCTCTTCGTCGTTGGCCGGGCCGACCCCAGCGGTGGCGACGTAGATGGTGCGGACCTTCCAGCCCTTCTCCCAGAGGATGTCCTGGCAGACGCGCAGCTCGTTGACGTAGCGCCAATCGGAGCAGACGACCGTCTCGGGGGAGGGTTGGTCGTGGTGCTTCATGACCGGGCACCAGTTGGCGAAGTGGCGGGCGAAGACGTCCCGATCCATGCGCCGTGCGAACTTGCCCGCGTGGACGAGGAAGTCTCGGTTATCCACCTTGAAGTCCTCCTTGAAGAAGTCCCCATCAAGGCCGAGGTAATCCATGTAGTGGTTTGCGGCTTCCTTGAGGGCGTCGGCGAAGTTGATATGCTCGGCGGGCCGCTGGGACCACTCGAGGATGCCGGAGGCGAGGGTGTCCTTGCCCGCCCTGGCGTACCCTGCGATCAGGACGAGCGTCGGGGCGGACATCGGCGTGGGTGCTTCGTCAGTCACGGGATTAGAAGGGGACGCCTTCGGGGGGCAGCGGCTCTTCGGGGGCGGTCGGCTTCTGGGAGCCGCGCGGGTAAGTCATCTTATACTTATACTGAGGTTTCCCCTGCCACTCGCCGTTGGCCTCGACCTCGACGCCGACAAGGATGGTCTGACCGCAGGCGGGCTCGAGATACTGCATATATTCGGCAGGGGTCGCGTCCAAGCGGATCTCGTTGGTATACTTGCCGGAGAACTTGCCGACGAGCATGGCGAGGGCCTTGCCGTATTTGCTGGAGAAGTTCTTCGACAGGCAGAAGCCCTTGTCGTCGACGAAGAACAGGCGGCAGGACGTGGTGCCGTCCTCCCACTGTTTGACCTTCTCGAACTTGGGCTTGATGAGTTTCAGCTTGTAGGTGCCGTTCGTGCTGATGGACGTGAGCGGGGGGCGGTCGTTGTTATCGGTGGTCATGGTATTAGGCGAAGTTGATGTTGGTCGCGGCGCTGGGCTTGGCGGCGATGTCGATGGTGGTGATCTCGGTCTGGTAGCCGGGCCAGTTGCCCGAGGCCGTGCATTCCTTATACAGGGTCAGCGCTCGCTCGAAGTCGAAGGCGGCGCCGGTCATCAGTTCCGGCCCCAGCTCATAGACCGCGTGGGCGTAGGGCGGCTCCTTCTCGACGGCGATGAAGCGGAAGCCGAGCACCCGGCACTTGTAGGCGGACTCGACGGCGTGCCGGTAGAAGTAAGCCTGGAGGGCATACTTGTATTTACGGACGGACTGAAGGAAGCCGTGCGGACTGGCATCCTCACAGGTCTTCAGATCGTAAATGTAGCCGTCGTCGGAGATGCCGTCGATGGCGCACTTGACCAGGGTATCGCCGAGGAAGGCGGTGAACATGACCTCGGTCTTCGTCAGGACGATGCCATTCTGCTTCATGCAGGCCGCAGCGGAGTTGGCCACGGCGTCGACGAGGGCTCCCTCTTCGGCGGTCAGGATGGCCTTGCCTTCGTTGGCGGTGACGAACTCGGCCCACTCGGCCTTGCCTTCCTTCGTGCGCTTGTCCACGTCCGGGGCGATGGCGTGCGTGGCGTTGTAGGCGTCGAGGCCCTCAAGGGCCAGCTTGTGGACGGCGGTGCCTACGCGCAGGGCTTTGGAGTCCTCGCGGGTGCGGGCAAGGTAAGCCTGGTAGTGGGCGGGGGACTTGAGCAGTTCCTTCGCGCCGGATTGGTTGAGCGCTTGGATGCCGTCATAGATGACGCGTTCGGTGATGAGGTCGGGCATGGGTGTGTTATTGGGTGTTGGTGGGAAAGGTCAGAGAAGGGCCATGATGGCGTCGGCCTGATCGGGGCGACGGCGCTGGATGGCGGTCACGCACATGGTCGAGCCCACGGCGAAGCGGGAGCAGGCGACCGGGCGGTTGGCGTAGGTCTTGCATTTGCCGGAGCCGGAGAGGTGCGGGCATCGGGAAGGCAGTTCGGCGAAGGTGCGGCCGACGATCATGAAGACCTCGCCGCGGGCGGCGTAGAATTCGGTCGTGGTCGGGGACGCGTCGATGGGCAGGA